GGAAGGCGCAGATCTGGCTGACCATTCCCTCAGCCCAGTCCTTAACGTAGCCCTTCCTGACACTGCTCTCAGGGATCCACACACGGCCAGCGGCAATGATGTTGGATACGATGTTCAGGCGTTGGATCTTGTCCGCCTTCCCCGGGTTGTACGCACGCACTGGCAAGTGGCCACGCTGTAAGTCTTGGATCAGCGCTATGCCTGCGCTCTTGTCCTCCACGAGGATCAGGTCAACGCGCTTCTTGTCCTTGCCCTCACCGTAGACCACGTCGTACTCCTCGATCACCTTGGGGCGTAGGTCTGGGTATTGCAGGCGGTCTTGCCAGCAGTCGATCACCATAGCCGACATCGGGCCATCGAGCGGCTTGAACACGCCGAACGTGATGGACGCCGTAGGATCGTTGACCGTCTTCTCTGAGCTGGCGCAGTCGTAGCTTTGTAGGATGTACTCGAACTTGGGGAACGGCTTGTTAGGCGCCCACAGCTTGAACATGTCGCGCTTGACGATCCCTGACTCCTCTGGGTCTATGAGCTCCGCGTGGATCTCCTGCCTTCCTATGGTGGTTCCTTCATAGCTGAGGATCTGCTTCTGAAAGCTTGGGGCCAAGTTGGCTAGGTTGACGTAGGTCGATGCGGTGGTCAGCGCCACGTCATCACCTTCACGGCCTACCAGCTCTACGATCAAGTCCTTTGGCCGCGGCGTGGTGGTAGCAATGATCTGGGTGCGACCGTCTTCCTTCTTCAAGCGGACGGCGAACTGGATGTTGTACCAAGCCTCGTCGAGGAAGTCCCAAGCGGCCAGCTCATCCAGCCACGCGCCGTGATACTGGCCACCACGGAAGCGATCAGGCTCGTTGGCCGATATGCCCTTGATCAGGCTCCCGTTAATCAGGACGATCTCATGCAGGGCTTTGTTGTAGTCCCTGATCAGGATCGGAGGGATAACGGCAATCAACCCTGACTCACCCTCAAAGCATGTACCCCGGACGTCCATCGATGTAGGGGCGGACACCAGCCAGCGGGTGCCGGGGTTCTCCCAAGCCCACCACCAAAGCTGTTCAGCCGCTGTCCGAGTTTTTCCGGCACCTCTCCCCGCCAGCATTAACCAGATTGACCAATATGTACCTTGGGGTAGCTTTTGGTGATTGAAGGCGCCAGCGAGCCATTCTGTGCGTTTGGCATAGGCTACACCGTGGTAGGGGCCCAGTCCCTTCAGGTTGTCCTCGTCTGACAGGATATCGAGAACTTCCTTTTCGATGACGGCGCTCATTCAGCGATCCGAATAAGCTCAAGGCGCTTGATGGCCACGTCCATGCGTGTCTTGACCTCGACGTCCACAATGAGGTGGTCAATCTTCTCCTCTTCGGGCTTGAAGTCGCCATAGCGCTTGGGGTTGAACTTGGCCAACAGCTTAAGGCGCGTCTCGATCTGGAGCTTACGGTGGCCAAGCATGTCCTCCTCAGTCACGGTCACGCTGTCCTCGTCATCATCAGCACCAGAGGTGAAAACCTTCTTCTTGCCCATGTGGAGGTTGTCAGCAATGTACAGGCACTCCTCTGCCATCTTGTCGTAACCGATGTCGCGTGCGCGTGCGATGGCTGTGGAAAGCGCTTCGTTGCGCCACATCCAATCGTATACCGTTCTCCATGCAGGCATACCTTCCTGTCTGCATATCTCCCTCAAAGGTATACCTTCGCTTAGCTGTTCGCATATGCTTAACGCTATAGCTTCTGTGTACTTTGATGGTCTGCCTGTCTTTGCTATCTCTTTTGTTTGCGGCTCAACTGTCACGTCGGCGACAGGGTCGCTGGAAAGACTCTTTTGTTTCTTGGCCATTGCTGAACTCCTTTAACCCAAAGTTTAACGGATCTTTTGTTCTCTATGCAATGTCATTCTTTCAATCCCCTCATGATCCTTCGATCCATGTCCTTGATAGTGAGCTTGAATTCTTTGTTTTGTTTTTCTAGGTTTGCGGCCTTTACCGTGGCGTGCTTGAGCTTGGACTCCAGCTCCTGTATGCGCTCTTCTAGCTCTTTGACGGTCTTCTCCGCCGTTTCCGTCATCGCTTGAGTCCTCGTACGTATGCCGCAAAGCTTGCCGTGGTGTCCCCACCGTTGCGCATCTTGTCGAACTCGAGCGCCACCTCTTCCAAGGTGTCATTCCTGATCTTGCTTGTGATGGGATCGAGCTGGCGTTGAATCATCTGCCTTTTGCGCCAGCCCAGCGCCTTCTCCCAGATATTTAGTTCTGCTTCACTCACGTGTTCTTCTCCTTTAATACAGCCGTTCTTATGCGCTGTCTCTCATCATCCGTTAGTTCTATCCGTGTGCGCTGTGTATACAAAGGCAACACCTGACCAAGTGGTGTAAACAGAGGGCTGTCTTTGTCTGTGCTGACCGCGCCGTTAGTTGGGTCGTACCATGCTATTGGCTTATCCATTGTTCTTCTCCTTAAGCTTGGCTTCAATGGCTCGGGCAAAATCAAAACGATCTGCATACGGCATTGTGTTGCTAATTGCAAACACTTCATCTTCCGTCAAACCCATCCAAGGGCGCACGTAGTCTTGAATATCGTCATCCATTGCTTTCCTCCAATAAACTATAAGCCGATAGTGGCAGTCCCTCTGTTGCGTTCCAATTTTCGTAGACCAGCCTGCTCTTGCGCTTGTGCAGGACGGTTATGTTGCTGTCTAGAAAGTTGATCAGGACGCCCTCGACCTCTTCCCTAAACGCATCAGCGACGGCCAGTGCGTTTTGTAGGTCTCTCTGCCTGCGCGTGTCATGAAACAGCATCAAGCCACGGTACTCTAGCGATTCCCACGTATTGAGGGCAAAGTCCAGTCTTTTCTCGTCGATGCCGTCAACGAAGATCAAATCAAACTTTTGATAGAACTTCTCGTTGTACCCAATCATGATAGGCTGGGTGGCTTGCGGGAAGTGGCTGGCCACCCTATCCAGAACGGCATGGGCCCATACCTTGTCGGTCTCCACGCATAGCAGTAAACGTGGTTTGCACTGGGCAAAGATTTGGGTGGAGCCGCCAACCCCGAACTCCAGAATTGAACTGCTAGCGCCTGCAAGGTCAAGCAGTACGTTTGAGTCCTCAACAGACAAGTCACCCACAAACTCGATTGGTCTTTGTTTGCTCATGGCCTATTCCCCACAGAAACAAGCAATGGCCTCTTCGTCCTGATCGAACATGTCGCGCTGGTTTTGGCTGAATTTCATAATCTGCTCATAATTTGGACGCTCCTGCCTGAATACGGCGTCCGACGGCTTCTTGGCAGTGGTCATGGCAAACTCTTCCATCTTGGCCCACCAGATAGCCCGGCTGGGCTTCTCGGCCACCAATGATGCAATCTGGGCCATTGGTTTCAAAAAGCACAAATCACAGTTGCCATGCATGGTCACGCCGTTCATGTTGGGCAGTCCTAGATCAAACGGTTGGCTCCGCCAGAATTCCCCGACGGTCTCCTTTGTGACGCCGTCCGACCACAGCGGGATACGTGACTTGTCCTGAATCTTTGCGGCCCGGCGCTGTTCGTCAGCCCGGATCCCCACCCAACACATGTTCTCGATCACCGAATAGCCGGTGTCGCCAAAGATGCCAAGGTCGCGCATGTACTTGGCCTGTGGCCTGATCTTGAGCTGGGCCGTGCAAATCCTTTTGACCGGCGATGGCAGGTAGTTGTTCTTTCGGATCAGCTCCTCGAACGGTTCACCTTCCCTGCTGGCCGTCTCGTAGTCCACCACGGTGTAGCCCTGCTCGTTGTTCCGGTATTCGATCCAATGAATCTTGACGTTCCAGCGCGTCTCGCACTCATGGACAAAAGCCAAGGTGGCCTCGTCCTCTTTTCCAGTGTTTTGAAAGCAAACAATCGCCTCATCGGGCAATCCGTTATTGCTTTGCAAGATTCGCCAAAGCATATACCCGCTCGTCCTGCCGCCAGAAAAGCTGATGCAGGTTGGCTCGATAATTTTGTAAGGATCGGTCATGCGTTGTTCTCTTTAAATTAAAGTTAAAAGCTTGTCCAAACGTATTGGCGCGCTCTTTTCCTGCTTGTTAAAATTGCCATTAAAGCGGGGCTTTAGAGTGTGAATGTACAGCGACTCTAGCCTATCCAACAGCTCCGCCTCGCACGGCACAAAGGCATACTTATCAAACTTTTTGTCAACGTGCTGGGCTATCCGTGAATAGACATTCACCGACTGGCCAACATACACCACCTCTTGATCTTGCACCAAAAAATAAACTCCACTTGACTTTTCCCATGGTAATGCAAGCTTGGCTATCTGCTCACCGTCAAGCAAGGTTTTGTTGGTCAAGGCAACAGAGACGACGCTCATCTTCTCAAATTTGCTCAGCTCAGCCAGCCTTGTTTCCAGTG